ATGTCCATTGAAGACCTGCGCTATGCCGATTATCAGCGAGTCATTGACGACATGCGCCGTCACGGGCTATCTTACAGCAGCGTCAAAAAGGTTCGGTCTCTTATTTCTCTGCTGCTTAAATACGCAGACAAAATCGAGCTGGCTACAACCAACTACGCGCCGCTGCTCTCTATCGGACGCAATCGACCGGTCCGGCCGCATCACACGTTCAGCCGGCAGAAAATCAACCGCTTATGGAAGTCCGTGGACAGTCCTGGCGTCGATACGGTCCTTATTCTGCTCTATACCGGGATGCGCTGTGGCGAAATGCTACAGCTACAAAAAGCTGACGTCCATCTTCGTCAACGCTATATCCGCATCACACGGAGCAAAACCGCCTCCGGCATCCGCATCATCCCGATACACCATCGAATCCTGCCGCTGGTGGAAGCCCACATGAGCCGTTCCGGCGAAACGCTTATCGCCGATGACGCCGGCAGGCCTTATAATTACAGCCGTTACTGCACCGTCTGGCGCTCTGTCATGCAGCTTATCCGTGCCGAAGGTCACACAACGCACGACTGCCGGCATACAGTAGCGACGCTGCTTGATAATGCCGGCGCGAACGAGACAGCAAAACGCCGCATCCTCGGCCATGCTGGCGGCGACATCACAGAGCGCGTCTACACGCATAAAGGCCTGCGTCAGCTCCGCAAATGCATTGAGCTGCTCAAATGATTTGTTACTAGTGCGATACTATACGAGCCGCATACAGACGCATAAAACCCGTCCGCTGTGCGGCTCTATCGCTGTTACTATTGCTACTCATAAAAATAGCAAAATTCAACGTCTATCTGAGTTTTTCTTGATGCGGATAAGCGCTTATTTTGCTACGTTTGCGATTCTCAGTTATACAAAAATTATTGATAACAGCTGGTATTTGAGCCATTTACTTAGTTACTTCTTACTCGGTATACAGTGGGGAACCAAAAATGTTGGCGGCTTACCAACTCCCTGGAAATGGGTGTATCCGTGTGCATTTACAAATAATCCCATTGGATGCACATTAACTAGAGTGACCGGAGTCAGCTGTTTTTCGGAGATAACACAAGAAATTACTACTACATATCTTACCTGGATTGATCAAGACTATATGGGATCAAGCGGCGGCGGTGATACAATTAATCTTATTGTGATCGGATGGTAGACAGTGGGTATATGCAGCTAACGTAAACGCTCCATATCGAACCGTTTCTTTCCCTATTGCATTTCCTAACGGTGTGTTTATATGTGTTGCGAATTTATGCGGCTATTCAGGAGATACTTCGAACGCCTGTATTATCTGGAATGACGGACAAACAACCGGGAGCACGGTACAGTTTCGGATTAATGGCACCACCATTAGCTCTCCGAAGTGCATTGCGATAGGGCATTAGACAGTGGGGATTGGCTACATATAACAATAATCCGGATGGTCAAGTAATCATACCAGCAATTTCTTTTAACTCTTTTTTTGCAGGGGTAGTTGTTGACCGCGGTATTAAGTGGAACACAGGCGGAACTTTTACCGGAGTTGAATACATTGACGGTCAAGTAACCTTTTGGCCGCTATACACCGGCTCCCCACAAACAGTAAGCTCAAATGGCACGAATTACCGCTGGTTAATCTTTTGCAGTTAGACAGCACTGTATCTTTAAACCATTTGCATCCGGAAGCCCGGCGGCAAACCACATCGTTATCGGCCGATAGCAAAAAAGACTATCCCCATATTATTGGCTGCGCTGGTATACATCTTAAATCCATTTAGCGAACTTTCTGCTTCGCTTACACCCACATACTGTAAATTATTATTCTTTGCAGCGTAATCATTAATCCAGACGCCGTACACTGTGCTGTTGAAAACTAGGGGATAGTATACCTGCCAGTTGTTGCCGGATGCCTGACTTCCCCACTGTTTAATATCCAATAATCACAGCTTGGCAGGTAGAAGATATGTATCCTGTATTAGTAACTGAGAAAACTAAAGAATTTGTAGTTAATTTACTTGTTCGGTAGAAAGCATTAGGGGTATCAACAGAATCTACAGCTGTAAGCGTTGCATTGGGAAAAGTAATTGGGAAATACACTGTATGTTCCTCTCCCGTCTGTTTTACATCTGTATACAATACCCACTGTATAATTAGGCCACCGAACAAAGTCCCAAAACAGATATACCCATTCTGTCCCATGCTATATTTTACCCCGGTCGCGGTCAGCACTTTTTGAATCATCGTAGCAAGCAGGCTATCCGATGTCAGTGTGTTGACGAGAGTACCCAGTGCCGTGCTTGCCAGTGTGTTGACGATACCATTGTTCCAGTCCGTGACCTGAGCTACTTCGGTTTCGGGATGGATGGTATCATACGATTGTGTCGTTTTATTCCAGTGATGCAAGATTCCTTTTAAAATGCTCATATTGTTATCCTCCTATTCGCTCTATTCGCTTACTTCAAGCCAGATTGTGTTCTGGTCGGTCGGCTCTGTTCCGCCTACATACATATCTTCAGTCGGTACTTCTATCCATGTGCTGGACCAGGCGTATGGTTTCACGCTAAGGGTAATGCCGTTATTGATGGCATCGTAGACGCCTCCGCTGGTAACTGGGTTTGTACTGCCAGACGTGGGCTTGCTGTCGAACGTCAATTTATCTTGCTTTGCCGCAATCAATGTCTTAATTTTACTGACTGCATATTTCAGCCCGGCCGCATCTAAAAATTTAGTAGCCATGACAGATGCCTCCTATTATGCAAAGCACGTATCAATGTCAGTCTGGCTTAGTGCCGAGTAGGTGACTGTGCTGGATGAATTTGCCGGCGTATATCCGAGGGCTGCTGTGACATTAGCTGACGTCAGACTGACTACGCCGGACGACACAGTGATGTTGCTGCCGATTTTCACCCCTCCTAAAGTGCTGGAAGTAGCTGCCGGCAATGTGTAGTTACTGAGCCCGGCCAGTTTGTTCTTCTCTGCCGTCGTGTAGTCGTTCGTACTGAGCCCTTTGCCACTTACGGCTTTGACGTAGGTCGTCGAAATGGTGTTTCCGTCGCCATCACGGACGGCTTTATCCGCGGTGCTGACGGCGTCGTTGATGAGCACGTATGCCGTGCCGGACCATCTGTATACGTCATTGTCAGTACTGCCAATATCTACATACATTGTGTTGGTCGAGCCTGTGATTACCGTCGTATGCGTGGATTCTTTGTAAAATTTCCCACCGCTGTAGTAGCCTTCGAGTACTTCGCCAATGTCGCCTGGGATATACTGGGCAGGAATCTTTTTGTCAGATCCGAGCGGGGCAACACCGTTTGCCGCGCCGATGAGCGATGTAGCGATACGTGCCGTGCTATCCGTTGCATGGATTGTGATATTGGCAGAGCCATCAAAACTAACTCCGTTAATAGTCCGTGCTGTCGCCAGCTTTGCCGCCGTATCGGCTGCGCCGGCAGTCGATGCTTTTGCGCCGATTCCAAGGTAGGTTTTTGCCGCATCTGTTTTAGTCAAATAGATGCTCGTTGCATCAGTTTTACTCAGCTTCGTATCATCAGTAATCGTGATACCCGTTTTATTGAGTGCGACGCCGTTGATTGTGATGCCCTGGGGTACATATTTCCCATCGTTCGCCGCATCCTGCTTCGTTTTAAAGTATTTCAGCCCATCAAGGTCCAGAAATTTAGTTGTCATAGCTTCCTCCGTTAAAAAATCGCGTCAATATCCATATTTAAGATTGTCTCTGCCAATGCGTCCTTTCCTGCCGGTCCCTGTGGGCCGACTGGCCCCTGTGGGCCAGTATCTCCTTTCGGACCTTTTATATCCACGGGGGCTGGATTGTCCCGACCGCCGTCATTGGTCCAAGACAAGATGCCGTCATCCGTGATGTGTGGCGTATAGACGGCTCCTTTCGCCCCGGCCACGCCCATGCCTACTGTCATAGTATTCCCAGTGCTCAGACGGGCAGACAGTGCAGGCGACCGTGCTGTAAGCACAGCCTGTAGTTTATCCATGATGCCACCTCCTACGTTGTCGTGACATCCGGCAGCAAGTGGAATTTGCCCGGGCCGATGGTCTGATGTGTGCCGTCGCCCAGCACCAACTGAACGTCCCATACGTAATCGCCGTAGGTAAGGCCCTGTGTCTTTTCGTGCGACA